CGTTGAGGTTACGCTGTCAGAAAGATTTTCGAAGCAAGTCCTTAAAGTAGAGATGCCGGTTATTAACACCCAGCTTCAAGCACTAAGCTGGGTAAAGGATACGTACTCTGTTAAACTTTTTTCTCATACTAGGCATATCGAAAAGATGTTAGAAAAATATGCAGATCTTAGAGATAAAATACAGGAATTTGCAGGGTTAGCAAAACAGTTTGATATGCTAGACAAACATACTTGCAAGTTACGAAGGTTCCTAGAGTTATATGAAAAAGATAATTGGGTCGTTAATGTGATTCCAGCAGACGGTAGGTCCGGCAGGAAAATAGAGTTTAAACCTATTGACGTAGCCCCATACGCTGAGCCTATGCTTTTTCGACTAGGGAATAAAATATTATGCATGTCTGCTACAATATTAAATGTTGATGCGCACTGTAAGATGTTGGGGATCCCCAGGGATGAATGTGAATTCATCTCAATACCATCGCCCTTCCCTGTCAAGAATAGGCCGATTATTACATGTGGGATAGGCAGTATGTCTGCGAAACAGATCGACAATACATTACCTCAATTGGTAAAAGCAGTTAAAGAAATATTACGAGCCCACCCTAAAGAGAAGGGGATTATTCATTGTCATACTTTTAAAATAGCAAACTATATTAAAAGAAATATAAGAAGCAACCGATTGCTAGCGCATGACAGTACAAATCGAGAAGAGACTCTTAGAAAGCATCTAAGGGCATCTTCACCAACGGTCTTATTATCCCCATCAATGACAGAGGGGGTTGACCTGGTCGATGACGCTAGCAGGTTCCAGATCATATGTAAGGTGCCTTATCCATACCTAGGAGACAAACTTATCCGTAAAAAGATGAATAAGTGGCCTTGGTGGTATTCATTAATAACCGCGAAAACAATTGTTCAGGCAACTGGCAGGAGCATAAGAAATAAAGATGACACTGCTGTTACATATATCTTAGACGGAGATTGGGACATGTTTTATAGTAAAAATACCCGCATATTCCCGCGAGGGTTTAGGGATTGCATTACATAGAACATGTGCCTACTTAATGTTAAATGAATAGAACACTACACATATTTGACTTTGATGATACGTTAGTAAAGTCTGACACCCTTGTACGGATATCTCATTATGACGGCGCCATTTCTGAATTGACTAGCAGCGAATTCGCAGGATATACTGCTCTAGATGGTGATAGTTATGACTTTTCTGAGTTTGAAACATATCCACAAAATGGCATGCCAATATCAAGTATGTTCAAAGCCTTAAGAGATAGTTTAAATATGTTAGGTAGCAATAATGTTGTTATTTTAACGGCTAGAAGTAATGATGTACCGGTATATGACTTCTTGGTTGATCATGGAATAGACAGATCTATAGAGGTTGTAACTGTAGGATCCTCCGACCCCACAAGGAAAGGTGAATACGTCTATGATCGAGTACTAAATGATGGGTATGATGATATCAAAGTGTATGAAGACAATATCAAAAACATTAATGCAATTAAAAATGTGTTGAGTGACCTGGACGTTAACTTTTCTTATGTACATGTGCTTGAGGAAGACGAAGAGTATAACGACACATTGATAAGAAACATAGTCAGGGGTATCATCATGGAAAAAAAGTATTAAAATAAAGTGTCTGGATTAATGATCATTGCAATGGGGCTTAAATTATATAGAAACAATGTTCACCATTTATGATATGATTATCATATAGCTCGATACTTATTAATATGTCAACATTCAAAGAACATAAAACTAGCGCAGACAGATCAGCTTCAGATCGACGTCGCCACAAGCAAAAAATAGAAAGAGCCATAAAAGATGGGATCTATGACATTGTTGCAGAAGAGTCTATAATAGGCAAAGATGGAAAGAAGACTGTCCGTATTCCTGTAAGGGGAATTAAGGAATATCGCTTCATATATGGTGACAACGAATCTAATAAGCAGGTTGGATCAGCCGGTGGCAAAGACGTAAAAAGAGGGCAATCCGTTGGGCAGGCACCTGAGGGTAATAATCCCGGCCAGGCAGACAAAGCTAGCGATGGTGAGGGTGAAGAGTATTATGATGTTGAAATAACTCTTAATGAGTTAGCAGAATACCTTTTCTCTGACTTAGAGTTACCAGACTTAGAAAAGAAGAGAATAAAGAACATAACATCGGAAAGTATTAAACGTCACGGGTACAGAAAGAAAGGTATTCGACCTAGGTTAGATAAGAAAAAAACTGCGATTAATAGAATAAAAAGAAAAAAAGCTAGTGAAAGAATACACGGGCCAAATGAAGAGGGAAGATTTACATTCCATGAGGATGATCTAACCTATAGGCACCTAAAGAAGTCTACAAAAGAAGCTAGTAATGCAGTTATATTCTTTATAATGGATATCTCTGGGTCAATGACAAAAGAAAAAAAGTTTTTAGCACGAAGCTTTTATTTCTTGCTTTATCAATTTTTAAACCACCGTTACGAAAACATAGATATTGTATTTTTAGCACATGATACCTTATCATATGAAGTAAATGAAGAACAGTTTTTCACTAGAGGAAATAGCGGTGGGACCGTTGTGTCTGTGACGCTTCAACACGCATGTGATATAATCAATCAGCGATATCACCCAGATTTTTGGAATATATATTGTTTTCAATGCTCAGATGGAGATAACTGGCCAAGTGATACAGATGTATGTATCGAAACGGCTAGGATACTTAAGGAAAAAACGCAATTGTATTGCTATTGTGAGATAGAGCCAAGCAAAGATCGGTTATCATGGCTTTCAGATGAGTCTAGATTATCAAACACATTTTCTCCATTGTGCGATAAACAATTTAAAATTGTTAAAATTATACAAAAAGAAGATATCTGGCCGGCTTTTAGCAAAGTATTTGGAGGAAGATCAAATGAGTGATTGGTCGTTAGACGCACTAGCAGAATGGGACAAAAAGATTGCAAAATTAGCAAAAGGTCATGGACTTGACTGGTATCCCATTGTTTACGAAACATGCGATTACTACGAAATGATAGGCAACATGGCATATCATGGCATGCCAAGTCATTACTCACATTGGTCACATGGGAAAAGTTTTGAAAGAACCCAACAGATGTATAATGCCGGGGTGGAAGGCCTTCCTTATGAGTTAATAATAAACTCAGATCCATCAGTGTCTTATTTGATGCGAGAAAACCCACTTTATTTACAGGTTCTTATAATGTGTCATTGTGTAGGACATAGTGATTTTTTTAAAAATAATAGAATGTTCTCTCACACTAGGGCGGATACCGTAGTTTCTAGATTTAGGAATGCAAAAAAAAGAATTCAAGGTTATGTAGAAGATCCAAGCATTGGAGTAGAAAGTGTTGAAGAAATTCTAGACGCTGCGCATGCTATACAGTTTCAGAGGCCTCACACTTTTCATGAAAGAGAATCAGACAAAAAAATAAAAAAAAGATGGGTTGACCTAGTAAAAAACGACTCCAGCGAAAAATACGATAATATTGACATAGAGAAAGTACCAATTGAACCAGACTATAATATATTGGGGTTTATCTCTGAACACTCTAGAAACCTAGAGGACTGGCAGAGGGATATAATAGAGATCGTTAGAGATCATGCATCTTACTTTATGCCTCAAATTCAAACAAAAATTATGAATGAGGGATGGGCGTCTTATTGGCATTATAGGTTGATGCATGAACTAGAATTACCAGATAGTTTGCATCTTCCGTTTTTAAAAAGTCATAACCAGGTTATACGACCCCATATCGGAGGAATTAATCCTTACCATATGGGATTTTATATGTTTAATAAGATAGAAGAGAGGCATGGGTTGGAAGAATGCTTTATTGCAAGGGAGACATCTAATGATTCTGCATTTCTTAGGCAGTATCTTACTGAAGAAGACTGTCAGGAGCTAAACCTCTTTTCATATGCAAATAAAAAAGGCACCTACACAATAGAAGAGATATCAGATGATGATGGATGGAAGTTGGTAAAAAAAGATCTTATCTCAGGTGTTGGCACGAATAACATGCCGAAAATTTATGTTGATGAAATAGTAGATGGTAATATATTGGTCTTGAACCATGATCATGATGGAAGAGATCTAGATCTAACCCACGCAGACGAAGTTGTTATGCATGTTCACACATTATGGGGTGATATTGCAAAACTTGATACTATTATAGAAGATGAACCATGGGAGATCTAATTATGCTTAAGGGAGCACACTAATGTCAAAAGAAAATTTTCTCAAAATAATAGAAAAGCAGAGAAATAAAAGTAAAAAACCTAAGTTCAAGGGCACCTTTATAGATTACCTAGATATTGTCAGTAAAGATCCAAGTATAGTAAAGTGGTCGCACAAAAGGTTATATGATTCCATAGTTTCCCATGGGATTAGTGCTATGGATGATACAGATCCAAGAAAGCATAAGCTTTTTGATGGAGAGCCTATCAAAATATATGATTATTTTGATTCAGAATTCTTTGGTGTTGAAAATGTCGTAGCCAAGATCATGCGATTTTTAAGATCCGCGTCGCTTAAAGGCGAAGAGAGCCGGCAGATACTATTATTAATGGGACCTGTTGGTGCAGGGAAGTCAGCACTAACTGAGCATATAAAACGTGTGTTGGAAGGAGAGTCTTACTATCACCTTAAGGGTGATCCGCAAAGGGGCGAGCCACTTCATTTGATACCCCGCGGGCTAAGGGATCGTTTCGAAAAATTACTTAAACTAAAAATAGAAGGTGACATAAGCCCTATTGCTAGGCACCACTTATTGGGCGAGTTAAACGGTGAATATGAAAAATTTCCCATTGTTGAGTCAACATTCTCGCAGCGCGCTCGGCGTGGGATAGCGTCGGTACCGCCTATGGATGCCAATAGCCAAGACACTAGTGTCTTGATAGGATCTGAGGATATATCTAAATTAGACCTATATCCTGAAGATGACCCTAGGGCATTATCTCTTAATGGCGCGTTCAATGTCGGCAACAGAGGGATCGTAGAAATGATTGAGATGTTTAAAAATGAGATTGAATTTTTACACACTGTCATTACTGCGACACAAGAGAAAAGGATCCCTAGCCCAGGAAAACATGACATGATTTATTTTGACGGTGTTATACTGGCACATTGCAATGAATCTGAGTGGAATAGGTTTAGGAGTGAACACACAAATGAGGCTATACTTGATCGTGTAGTAAAGGTTGATGTCCCATATGTTCTAGAGCTAGAACAGGAGATGAAGATCTATGAAAAACAGTTAAGCAGATCAGATTTTAAGGCGCACATTGCACCCCACACAATCAAGGTGGCATCAATGTTCTCTGTAATGTCTAGGCTTAAGCCTTCCCAAAAGTGTGACCTGCTCACAAAGATGAAAATCTACAACGGCGAAGATGTTATTGAGAAAGGCCGTGTCAAAAAAATTGATATTAAAGACCTGCGCGAGGAAACTAGAAAAGAAGGGATGTCCGGTATATCCACTAGATTTATTATGAAATCTATTGACGCTGCACTATCAGATAGTGACCGGGGCATGATATCACCTATTTCTATAATGGATTCTCTTACCAAACAAGTTAAAGATCAAATTATTGATGAAGATTTTAGAAATCAATGCCTAGAATTAATACAAAAAGTCATTAGGGAAGAATACCTTAAAATCCTAGAAACGGAAATAGCCAAAGCATTTGTAACTGCTTATGAAGAAAACGCCCAAGCATTATTTGACAACTATCTAGATAATGCAGAGGCCCATACAACAAAACAAAGGCTCAAAGATAGAGTTACTAGAGAAGAGATGGAGCCGGATGAGTATTTCCTTAAGGCAATTGAAGAACAAATTGGAATTACTGGATCTTCTAGAGATGGATTTCGTAGCGATGTGACCGCCTATATGTTTGCAAAAATGAGAAGAGGCGAGAGTGTTAACTTTAAAAGTTATGAACCCTTAAAAGAAGCAATTGAAAGTTATCTAATAGCTTCTGTCAAAGATATGGCTAGAATAGTTACAAAATCAAAGACTAGAGATGATGATCAACAAAAGAAATACGGCGAAATGGTTAATACACTTATCGAAGAATATGGGTATAACGAAGACTCCGCGGAAGAGATCATAGTTTTTGCTAGCAACAATTTGTGGCGTGATAGTTAGTTGCTAATGTAAAGTAATTCATTAATTTATACTAATCACGATTAACATATAAGTTTGTTAATATAAGTGCATATATGTGTAAAACTAATGAGGTAGCATTACATGAACGTCGAATTTAGATATCAATTTCCGGAGCTTTTGCTAACGGGATCATTCTTATTATTTAACTCGGGCAATAATCAAATTGCGTGGGTATTTTTTATATGTGGAGTAATTGCATCGATTACGCGGCTTGGGGTCAGTAGGAGTGAAAAAGAAGAAGATAAGAAAGATAGAGATGCACAATGGGAAAACCTAAGACAGCAACTTCTACAAGCTCAAATGGCGACTCCTGTCACATCAGATGATGATTATATGGAGCACTAATAGGAATCACCATGAAATTCTCTAGAGTTCATATCAGTAATTATAGTGATACTAAATCGTTACAATACATTCGAGAATTAGAAGTACTCTTGAATGATATCATCGAAAAAAAAGTATATCTAGATAACGGTAAAGGAATTATACAGCAACATTTTACCGATATTCTAGATATACTAATGGAGAAACAAGAGCATGGATCTAATTTTTTAATTAGAAATGCATTGCTAGAAACTATATTTAATGCCAATAATAAATCATCGTATGGTGGATTTTATGCATTTGTTTTCTTTTTAAAATATTCAAAATGGATTTTAAAAAATAAGATAGCAGGTAACCTTGAAGATATATCTATAGAGAACAAAGTCTCAGATATGTGTAGTTTATCAAGGGCATGTAATTTAGATACTATGATATCAATTTTAAAATCACACACCTCTGATGATTTTATAAGAAACATTATAGAGTCTGCTACAGCATTAGCTGGGTTTGATGGACAAATCTATATTAATGATAAAGCCAAAGACAATAATTGTCTAGAGCTTATAATGGGAAATAAATTCAATATATCACCCCATGAAGCATTTATCAATACCGGAAAGTTAAAAACTTGGGAAAGAAATGATGTTTGCTGTATAATCATAGATGGCATTGTAGAAAAAGTATCTGAGTTAGATAACATACTTTCTAAACTTTCACAAAATAAGCGGCCGGCAGTGATCTTTGCTAGGGGCTTTGGGGAAGAGGTTGTGGCTACACTATTGGCAAACTTTCTAAAAGAAACACTAGATGTAATCCCATTTAAGGTAGCATATGATTTAAGGGGAGCGAATATGCTAAAAGATATTGCAGTCTGTGTTAATGGTGACGTAGTCTCATCACTTAAGGGTGAGTTAATAACTACAATAGACGTAGACGAATCCCCTTTTGCTGAGAGCTTCGCCATAGGTCATAAAAGTATTATAATAAAAAATCCGGATGCAGCCTTAAATACAAAACTGCATATTAAAGAGCTAATAAAAGAATTAGATAGTTCCCATATGCCGGAAAAATTAAGATTAATTAATGAAAGATTATCTTATATGGGAACTAGATGTGTTACTATTTCATTAAATGAACATAACAAAGAAAGGCTTAAGTATAAAAATGACAAAATACGTAACGGGATAAAATTAATTAATGATATTTCGCAACATGGCCATATTAACTTATCCAAACTATGCAATCATACTAAGTTATCAAATGACCCGCGGGCTAAGCCATTAATGCAGTCTTATAAAATATTTGAATCGTTAAACTTAAAGCTTATTTCTTCGCCATCTATTGTGCATGGTCTTATTAGTGGTTACTCGTTAGCAAAAACCATATCAAATTGTACAATTTTTGTAACTTCTGATTCATAAGAACTAAATTTAATTGCCCTATATATTTACTATATACAATTAATGATTAATTTTAAGAATAGATTAACCATGGTAGGAGGATATTGTGAGTAAACAAAGTAATATAGGGAAGCTAATGTATGACGTCAGAGACGTCTTATCAAATGATGTTACATCAACAGTTTTAAGGTTTGCATTAGATCGTGGAATGGATAGGAATGATGTATTAAACTTAGTCAAAGAGCTTAAGGGTGACGTGCATAAAGCTTTTGATAGAGGCACCGACGCAGTTCTTAAGCAAGTAAAATAAGCAAAGTATGGAAGGCATCAAACATATGATAGAGTGTCATTGCATCTTGCCACAATTTAAAAATAGGGCTAGCCCGCCTTATCATAAGTTTGTAGTTTTCTCTACTATAGATGATAGTGATACCGCAATACCAAAATACGCACAATGCAATAACTGTGATGTTGTCCATAAGGTATTTGATATCTGTAAATCTGAGATTATTTCCGGGAAAGATGAGCTTAGATCAATAACATCGAAAAATGATCTTTCCCTGGTGTTATCCCCTAGTTTAGTAGAAGTCTTAAAAACCTATAACGCAGATGTCCCCACCTGGGAACAAGCAAATTTTATTATCTCTAATAGAAAATGGGGACAATCAATTATTTTATCGAAAGATACAATAGGTGATGATGTTATGGGAAAAAGGCTAGTATTTGAAAGTATAAAAAAGTTTAAACTAGAAGAATTTTTAGATAGTGCTACGATGGGTAAAAAATGAAAGTAAAGCAATACGGAGAAACTTCAAAAGATCAAATTGCTAGTACATCACTTAAGTGTCGTGAAATAGTAAAAGAAATTATTAACTTCGGCGTTAACGAACAACAATTGTTAAAAATTTGTTATTTGTTAAGCCTTGAACTCGAAAATACAACAATACTTAAAGAAGTAAGTAGTTGTATTAAGAAACACCTTAATCAGTTATCCGAAGAGTCTGATTCTGGTTTGATTACTGACGTATAATAGGAGATAGGAATGTCAAACGTATTAGAGAAATGGAATGAAATAAAAGTACTAGTTGAAAGTTTAGACCTAGACGTGCATAAAAACGCCGGCGGAAACTCATCTGCAGGAGTTCGAGCTAGAAAGGGATTGCGACTTCTTAAGAAAGAAGCTGCAGAGCTTGTTAAAGCAACAATTGAAGAAGAAAAAAGTAAAGGTTAACTACATGGGGATGAACTGGTTTCGACAAGGTAAGAAAGTTTGAGGGTGCAAGTATCCAACCGTAATACATGGATTGACAGTGTTACAAACTTTAATTGCCAACGACAATGTTGAGTACGATTACGCACTAGCTGCATAATTGCGGGGTTTTCGGTGACCTTGTTATCAAAGCCGGATAAGTGGTTGATCTCACCGAAATAAAAAAGATTAAAAATGGTTCCCTGGCACAAACTTGCATCATTTAGAGATAAGTGACAACCTTTTGTTACAGGTGGATTTCCGAGGCCACATAAGAAATGGGAAAATTGTGGATACCTTGCTAGTTTGGGAATAAATTAGCTAAACTTGTGAATGACCTAATTATGAACTTATTTTGGACCCGGGTTCGATTCCCGGCATCTCCACTTTTATACTAGTTATTAATAGTTAAATCGTAGAAATTACTATGGCATCAACTTTAAATCAATTAAAACAAACGAATAATGCCGTTAATATTACGAAAAAACAATATACTTATAATCACGGTGCTAGCACAAATAATAAGGAGAATAATATGAGTGGTATAGAAGAGACACAGGACGATAACTACATCAATCCACCACTGGACGATTTTGGATTTTTAGGAAATTATGATGATGCTCCTGCAGCAGATGAGAGACTATTACCGGAAAATACTGCGGCTAGCGCAATCAAGTGTGGGTTTATAGGTATTGGAGGAGGCGGGGGAAAGCTAGCAAAAGCTTTTCTAGATTTAGGGTTTAATAAGACCCTAATTATTAATACCACGGTTAAGGACCAACCGGCTGGTCTAGACCCAAACCACTTTGTATTATTACCCGGGGCTGACGGAGTTGGCAAGGATGTTGATCTAGGCAAAGAGATCCTAGGCAATAATAGCGCGATGGTTGAAGATGCTGTCCGAACTAAAATGGGACAAGTCGATTGGTTGTTTGTTTTAGCCGGAGGTGGAGGTGGTACCGGGAGTGCCTGCAAAGAATTACACACTGCACTAGAGAGGTACCTATCTTCGACTGAAGCATGTGGAAGGGTTGTATACATTGTAAGCAAGCCCACAGGGCAGGAATTATTAAACCCTACAATAAGTACAAACTATAGTTCATTGTTAAGTGACGTTGGTGATGTTCCACATTTAGTAATTGATAATGAAAAACAGTTACAATTGCTAAGAGGTAAGGTTGGCATGTTAAACATGTTCCCGGCTGCGAACTCAACGTTTGCAAAACTATTTCATCAGGTGTTAAAATTAGCCGATCAAAGCTCACCTATTCAAACGTTTGATACAAAAGACCTAGAAAGGTGTCTTAAGACGCCCGGGCGCCTTTTCTTAGGTAGCACCATTGTAAGAGACCCAAGCGACCCAGACCTAGGATCAACCATCTTCCAAGGAAGCCTAAGGGGATCACCTTGCCCTGCACCAACCAACACTCCGGAAACAGGCGTTCTATTATTAATAGTCACATCAGCCATGGCTGGTGACCCAGAGATTAGTAAGAGACTAGAGGCAGCTTTCTCTTACGTAGGTGGGAGGACAAACACACTGTTCTCTGGTGTATATGTAAATGACCAGGTGCCTGGTTTAATTGGAATTACATTATTTGGTGGAATGTAGTCTATTTTTCTATAGTATGAAAACTTCTTTTCTTAGACAGTTTTCCTAAAATGGATTTTTCTATTTGACATATTCTCATACGAGTGATACCAAAAATATCACCTATTTCTTGTAGCGTCTTTTTTCCTCTAGATGAGGATATTAACACACAGTTCATATCCTCACTAGAGTTCATCCAATATTTACAATCTTTTTTCTGGCATGAAACATTTAGTCTATCATGTTCATTAAAACATGTTGTATTACTTATTGGTTTATTTTCATTTTCCAAATATTTCACTTATTTCTTTAACCTTTAATTCCAGTAGATTGCTACTTATAGTAAATAAGGTACCTTGAAGAAAAACAATGTATAGACTAAAGGATGTTAACATATATGGGTGATAGAAAAATTCTCGTGCTTGATACTAGCGTATTACTTTATGATAAGTGTGCAATCCATTCATTTCCAGGAAATGATGTTATAATCCCTCTTATAGTTCTAGATGAACTAGATAGGTTTAAAGAAAGGCCGGGGATATTAGGGGAGTCGGCTAGATACGTCAATCGCTACCTAGACAACTTAAGATCAATGGGTCGACTTGATCAGGGAGTAATACTGGATGACATTGACCAATCAATAAAGGTCGAATCTAGAAATAGTAAGTTAGCGTTAATACCTGATGATCTGGATAGTGATTGTGGCGATAACAAGATCTTGGGGGTTGCGCTACTAGTACAAAGTGAAAACAAAGATAGGCTTGTAAAAGTAATTACAAAAGATATTAACTTTAGGGTAAAGTGTGATGCCGTACAACTGCTAGCTGAGGATTATTATAAGGATTATATCAACCTAGATAACAATGAACATTTCACCGGTTCGGCCTATATCAAAGTTGGTGATGATAAAATAGATGAATTCTACGAGGATAACTTTCTTCCATATGAGAGTGAAGATCTTTGCCCAAACCAATTTATTGTTGCAACAAGCAATACATCAAAAAAATCTGCCTTAGGCATCTATAGAGATAAAGCCATCAGAAAAATACCTGGTACACATCTGAATAATTCTGTTGGTATAGAGGCAAAAAATAAAGAGCAAGGATTTGCAATGCACCTGCTATCTGATCCAGGCATTCAACTAGTTACGATTACAGGATTAGCAGGATCAGGAAAAACATTTCTAACTATAATGTGTGGACTATCTTCCCTATTCAATGAAGAATATAACAGGATTATAATTACTAGATCAATACAACCAGTAGGCAGAGACCTAGGTTATCTACCAGGTGATGTAGATGAAAAAATGGATCCATGGCTGGCTCCAATCGTTGATAATATCAAGCAGGCATTCAGTGATACAACATACTTCAGTTGCCTAAGAGATAAAGGCCAGGTTGAAATTGCACCATTATCCTATATTCGTGGTAGGACATTCAATGATTCTTATATCATTGTTGACGAAGCACAAAATACAACAATACATGAATTAAAGACAATAATAACAAGGACCGGAAAAGGTTCAAAGATTATATTACTTGGAGATACGGATCAGGTAGACACACCCTATATAGATAAGAGATCGAACGGGTTGTCAATCGTCTTAGAGAAGTTTAAAAATTCAGACATTGCAGGACATATACACCTACCAGTTGGTCAGAGATCAGAGATCGCGACGATAGCGTCAAAAATACTATAGGATGATTGCCTAAACCGACTTAATTAACATATATATGTTATATAATTACGGGACGTAAAATAATGTCTAATGATGAAGTATCTATTAATCAAAGCTTAGGGGAACTCAAGAAAGAGAAGTTTCTAACTATCAAAAATGCCCAGACGCTTGAGTCAAAAAAAATAATAAGCTGCCCAGATTTGCAAGTTGGATTAAAAGACAAAAACTTTCCTTCTCGGGGATTAGTTTTTCCCGCGAAAGGCGCGCCGGTAGAAACTAGCGATAAGCTCTACAACCAATACGGTACACTTTATTTTGATGGTATACCGTTATTATCTGGGACCACGGGGACAGGCACAATAACAAATGTTATCGCCGGTGGTGGTATAACGTCAACAGTGTCATCAGGTGTCGCGACCATTGAAGTAAAGTACAGTGCTGGCACGGACATAATATCTTCTGCTAATGATGGTACAACTGTCACAATTGACCCCATCAACGATAAAGTAATAATATTAGATAACACAGATAGCACCGTCAAGTATGTTAACATAAACCAGATTGCAGCTGTAACGGGGGATATCACGGCTGTTACTGCCGGTATTGGACTTACCGGTGGTGGGGCGTTTGGAGACGTTACTTTAAATATCAATGATAGTATTGTCGCGACGCTCAGTGGTTCAGCATTTTCTGGGCATGTTATACCATCAGATGATTCTACATATAACTTAGGTAGTGCTAGCAATCGTTGGGCTAATATCTATACTGGTGACCTTCACTTAAGAAATGAACGTGGAAACTGGACGATTGTTGAGGAAGTAGATTATCTCACAGTTGTTAACAACATTACTGGCAAGAAATATAAGATGATGCTTGAACCTATAGACTAATTCTTTAATAAAAATATATTATTACCCCACTAGTTGTTGTGGCACATATGTTTACTTTTTAAAAAAAAAGTTAGATTAGCCGTGATATATACACGATTTACGCAATATTTAGAATTGGTGGATTTTGATTCATCATTTGTTTATAAACTAAGACAACAAGGGCTTTTTTAAAGCTAAATATTGGAGATTTTAAATGGGTATTATTACTAGTAATATATCTGCATCAGCTGAAGGCGGATCTGCGTCGGCACCCGCGGGACGTATTGGTGTTACAGGGTCTATGCACCTACACAGTGGTAGCGGTGCAGACGGAGGTTATCTGATTTTTGATCAGTTGACCACATCAGGAGGTCCCGCGGTTCCCGGCGGAAACACTGGTGTTCTTTTTGTTTCGGGAAATAATGGAGGCGCAGTTGATATCTGGTTCAAAGAGCCAGGTGGTACTTCAGTTAACCTTTCTGCTGAAGGTGATATCACTGCTGTACGTACCAGTGCTAATAGTGGACTTACAGGAGGTGGAACTTCAGGAGACATAACGTTAAGTGTCGATAGCGCTATAATACCAAACCTAACAGCAAGTAATGCATTTTCCGCCGGAACAACTCAGTGGTTCTTAGGTAATGTCAATGTATCAGGAAGTGCTACTTTCGGAGATGGTAATACAGACAAATTCAACGTTACTTCGGATGCATTGTTTAATAAGCTATTATGTTCTGGTTCGTTCCGATTTGGACATACTACCGGTGGTTCACGCGGCGATGGTGTTATCCAGGCGAAGGCACTGTCTCTTACGGCAACAGAGGCCTTAAGCTCAGTTGCGACCTTGGACTCCACGGTTACTGCTGGTACACATTTAATGTTAAACAGTACCCTTGATACGTACGCCCAGGCTGCTCGGAAACTACTGTTGTCCGGTACAAATGGTGTTGATATTAATTCAACCAACAACGGTGTTATTAATGTCGGTGACGGGGCACATACTGGTGCAATCAACGTTGGTACTGGTGCATCTGTTAGAACAATATCAATCGGTAACGAAACTGGAGCAACTGCTCTCGACATTGATACTGGTACGGGTGGAGTTACAATCGATTCCCAGGGTGCAGGTACTATTGCCATTGGTACTGAAGCCGATGCGGGCGCAATTAACATTGGTGTTGGTGCATCTGCTAGAACAATTACGGTAGGTAATGCTGCCTCTACTGCAGTCAACTTAAATGCTCTGGCATCTACGATAACCACTGTAAATGCTCTGGCCTTGACTGATGGCACTGCAACATTTCAGCTAGGTGGTACAGGTGCAACAACCCTTGCTGCAGCTACCACACTGGATTTGCAAACCACTGGTAATATTACTATTGATTCATCCGCTGGTACAATCGGTGTTGGTACCGATGATGTCGATGAGAATATCAGCATCGGAACCCTGGGTGAAAGAACGATTGCAATTGGAAGTGGTGATGCAGTCGCTATAAGTCTTACAGGTCCAATTGGTCTAACAGGTGCTGTTGGCCTAACCGGTAATATTACGCCGTCGGCGGATATGACATATAATTTAGGGACTGCGACAATGCGGTTTGCTAACATATTTACTGGTGACCTTAACTTGCGGAATGATCGTGGAAACTGGACCCTCATAGAGGAAGCCGGCTTCATATCTTTCCGTAATAATGATACCGGTAAGCGTTTCAAGATGCTTATGGAGGATATCACAGGTGACGGATCATATGGCCCTGGTCTTAACGGTGTACTATAGTCAATTAATAATTGATTAGCCTGGGCGGGTAGGACAATATTGTCCTACCCGCTTTTTTTTGCCTATATATACATCATATATAATTAATCTAAAGGACAACTACTTTAAGGAGAATAACATGCCATTGACAGGCGATATATCGGGATCATATGGAAAGTCTAGTATTATTGGTATTACCGGGTCGCTTGACTTAACATATGATGGTACGGGAACAGAAGATGGATGGTTTCAGTTACAAGAAATGGCATCTAACCCTACCACACCATCATCAAATAAGGGAAAAATATTCGTTAAAGATAATGGGAGTGGTACCACACTCCCTTATTTTATAGATGCTGCTGGTACAGTAACTAGTCTCCTAGGAGGTGGTAGTTCATCACCTGCAGGATCGGACAGCCAAGTCCAATATAATAATGGTGGTTCACTTGGGGGTGCCTCTAGCCTAGTATATAATGACTCTACTCATAAGCTAGGCATCGGTACCACATATGCATCTACAGCACCACAAAACATTCTGTCTGTTTACGGTGATGTCTCCGGAGATTATGTTGCTCTTATTGATAATGATAATGGTTCTTCCGGTCATGGTCTTAAGGTTACTAGTGACGGAACAGGCACCGGTACACACCTTTTGGATATTGAGTCTGCTAGCACTACATTATTTAGATTTAGAGGTGATGGAAGGGTAGGCTTTGGAAAGGTCACATCTCTCCCGGAGGCAATATTAACAGTCTCAAGTAGTAACGCGGATAGTGACCTCGCAATTGCTCATAAGATTCATCACATTGGTGACTCTGATACTCATATTGAATTTGCAGATGATATGATCCAGTTAACGGCTGGAGGAAGAACATTCATAAAGCTAGAAGAAGCAGGTCAAGATAAGTTAATAATTAACCATGGGGCCCTTGACATCGATCTAAAGGTCGGTGGTGAAAATAATGCTAATCTTATAAGGACCGATGCTGCAAATGATAGTGTGTACTTTAACGGTGGGTCTGCCTCCGGGGATGATAATAGCTTTTGGGTATCTGGCTCTATAGGATCCCATGGCTCCGATAATCGAGGGACCGCTGTATTTGGTGGTGATTTAGTTTTAAGTGGAACAACCTACACGCAGAATAATTTAGTGGTTGAAGATATAGATGCCGATGATGAGGGGACTATAACGATTGGTAATTCAGGTGGAGCAGTATACTCTACATTGACAACAAACCGGTATGGGCGTTTGACAGTTCAAACTAGAAATAATGGTAGGGATGGGGAAATTTGGTTAGATTCATCTGATGATATTGTTTTAGATGCTGGGGGAACTGTGGATATTCGTTCTTCCGGAACTAGTGTACTGAAGATAACGCCTAGTTCTAGTGATGTGGTTATACAACCTCAAGTATCTGGGAAGGATATTATCCTCTCTTCACAATCTGGTAACACTATTATGACTGTAGATTCTTCTGATGAGTCTCTTATAATTAATAGGCGGTTGGGTTTAGGGATGGGTATGTTAAGTAGTACCGGTACACTTTCTGCAGATGCCCCTTTTGTGATGATAGCAAATGGAGGAGCATCAGATATCACCGGTACTTTGGCAAATGCTACGTTCAGTGGTCAAATTAAAGTAATTGTGGGAATGCAATTGAGTTCTGGAACATGTATATTATCTTACACAAATGCTGCAGGTAGTACAACTACAAAAACACTTACAAGTGGACTTGCTATAATGTTATGTAGTTTTGATGCAACAGGAAGTGGTGCTTATAGATGGTTTCCAATTGGTGATGTTAGTTAGTTAGGATTCTATAGTATAGAACTATAGTTTAATGTATTAAATACTATAATAGAATAACTTATTATTAATAATACAGTACTAGTATTAACAGGTATACAGATACTGATTTGCTGTCCGCATAACAGATTATTACTGTGTTTTGCAAAAATGTTTAATTTAAATCTCAAAATAAACATTAGTGAATTTGTGTGTAGATTAATCATTATATACTGGCCGGAGAAATGTGATGTTTGACAAAAGTTTGTTTGAAAATAAAGAAGGGGAGAAACTTGAGGATATAGTAACAGGGACTGATATTGTTTTTGTTTCTGATCTATTTGTTTCTGATTATGTTGGTGGTGCTGAGTTAACTACTCAGGCTCTGATTGACTCTTCGCCATTTACAGTTCAGAATATTCACTCTAGAGATGTAACCATGGCTCTACTAGAGTCCGGACATCAAAAATACTGGATATTTGGAAACTACTCAGCACTTGATTATGAACTAATACCAAGCATTATAGCAAATTTAGATTATTCTATTCTTGAGTATGATTATAAATATTGCATTCAGCGTTCCCCGGAGCGCCATGCAGAAATATCCGGTAAAGACTGTGATTGTCATAATGACATTAATGGAAAAATGATATCAACGTTTATGTTAGGTGCAAAATCTATATGGTGGATGTCTGAAAAGCAGCAAGAACTATATTGTGAAAAATTCCCTTTTCTTGCAGATGCTACGGATACTGTGCTTAGTTCAGTTTTTGATGATAAATTTTTTCTTACAGTCAAAATGTTACGTGAAAAATATAAAGATGTTGAAAGGAAAGGGTGGATTGTACTTGGATCCACTAGCTGGATAAAAGGCTTTCATGAAGCAGAGCAATGGTGTAAGGACAACAATAAAGAATATGAGGTTGTTTGGGATATATCCTATGATGATGTTCTAGAAAAACTAGCTACAGCAGAGGGGTTTGCTTACTTGCCCCTAGGCGGTGATACATGTCCTAGGATGGTAATTGAAGCTAAATTATTAGGATGCAAGCTTCATATTAATGAAAATGTTCAGCATGCTAAAGAGTTATGGTTTGATACTGATGATACCCTAGAGACTGAGTCTTATTTGTATGCTGCTCGTGAGATATTTTGGAAAGGGATTAAGCATAACATGAATTATACACCTACCCTAAGTGGGTATACTACAACGCTAGATTGTGAAAAAAATGGATATCCATGGAAGCAATCGATCAAATCAATGTTGGGATTCTGTGATCAAGTTGTTGTAGTCGATGGTGGTTCTACTGACGGTACGTGGGAGCAACTAGTTGAATGGGCTGATAATACTGAAAAATTAATTGCTCATAAGGAAGAAAGAGACTGGTCTGATAAAAGATTCGCAGTTTTTGACGGTGCACAAAAGGCTCTAGCTAGATCGCTTTGTACGATGGAGTTTTGTTGGCAACAAGATGCAGATGAGGTGGTCCATGAAGACCACTATAGTAAAATGCTAGGCATGATGAAAAATTTTCCAAAAGAAGTCAATGTAGTATGCCTTCCAGTTGTAGAGTACTGGGGAAATAAAGGGAAGATTAGAGTTGATGTTAATCCGTGGAAATGGAGGTTAAGTAGGAATAAGCCCCACATAACACACGGCATACCTCTAGAGCTTAGGATGACTGATAGCGATGGAAATATGTACGCAAAAATGGGTACTGACGGTTGTGACTATATCAATAAAGATTCAGGCCTAGTAATCCCACATGCAAACTTTTATAACAATGAAGCCCATACAGCCAGAATAGCTGCTATGAGTGGTAATAAGATGGCCCTACGCTCTTATGCTGAGTGGTTTATGAGATGTGTTGATCTGCTTCCTGGTGTACACCATTTTTCTTGGTTTGACCTTCCCAGAAAAATTAATACATACAAGAATTACTGGTCAAAACATTGGCAAAGTTTGTATGATATTAAACAAGACGATACCGCTGAGAATAATATGTTTTTCCAAAAGCCATGGGCTGAAGTCTCTAAAAATGATATTAGTTCATTGGCTGAGAAACTAGAATCAGAAATGGGCGGATGGGTTTTTCACGAGCCGGTTGATTTTAATAAGCCAACGCCAAGTCTAACTCTAGAGTCCGGCATGCCGGAAATAATGAAGGAATATGCTAAATAGCATTAAATATTAAATGAAGCATAGCAATTTCGTATTTGTGACCCCTGCTTTTAATTGTGAAAAAACAATACAACAGACCATATTATCAGTTGTAGCACAGTCATACCCTCATTGGAGGATGGTCATATATGATGATGTATCTACAGATACTACCCTCACCACTGCTAACAATATTGCAAAAGTATTAGGTATTGAAGACAGACTTTGTGTAGTATCCCGCTCAGAAAAATATGGTGAGGTTAGAAACACTATAGATGCTGTTTCATCTATAGACGATAATGAAATAGTATGCCGTCTAGATGGTGGCGATTGGTTAACTGATAATGATACGCTAGCTGTGCTGCATCAAATGTATTCAACCCATAATCCGGCTGTTTTATGGACAAAACATAGGTGGTCATATACCTCAAAAAATATCTCCGGACCGCTAAGCACACCTGACGCTGATATATATAAACACCCATGGGTGACTAGTCACCTTAAAACTTTTCGTAAAAACGCAATTAATAATATTAACGAAGATAATTTCAAAGATGAGAATGGCGACTGGATTATGATTGGATGCGACCAGGCAGTATTTTTACCAATATTACATAGGGCCTATGAGGAGAATAGGGCACGGATATTTTTGCCAATGGTATGTTATCATTATTCTATAGACTTAGAAGATCCAACTTTATTCTCGTCCGAACGTTCATTAAAGCAAAAATACTCGGCTGAATGGATACGAGACAGGGGCTATATAACATGAATATTCTTTTTGATAATGTAAATTTAGCTAGCTCATCTGGACCTAATAATTTTGCGAAAAAACTTTCCTCACAGATATCTGAACTAGATGATAACTTTATCCTTACGTCAATTCAGGAGGAATATATTGATGTGCAACTTTCATTTATACAGACAAATTATAAGATGGCACCAACTGCTTTGAGATTAGACGGAATATATTTTAACTCTGAACAAGGGTGGGAAGAACTTAATGAACCTATAAAAAAGAGTTATATAAATTCAGAGGCAATAATTTATCAATCTAATTTTAATAAATTACTAACGGAGCATTATTTTGGCTCCCATCCTAATACACATGTTATCCACAATGGAACTAGAATGGATTGGATATCAAATATACCAAGACTTGATAGTGATAAACTTAATCAGTTTGCAGGTACCTGGTGTTGTGCTAGTTCATGGCGACCTCACAAAAGATTAAAGGATAACGTCACCTATTTTTTAGAGCATGCTCCTAAAGATAGGTGTTTAGTAATTGCCGGCCCTAACCCTGATTATAATATTAACGACCCTAGGGTATTTTACGTTGGATCATTAGATTGGACCACACTGATCGCACTTTACAAACGTTCTGAGACGTTTCTTCACCTGGCTTACTTAGACCATTGTCCAAACGTTGTAGTGGATGCACGTGCTTCCGGATGTAATGTTGTATGTTCCAGCGCCGGCGGGACACATGAAGTATCTGGGGAAAATGCTAAAATAATTATCGAAAATGAGTGGGATTTATCACCAACTAAATTATATGAACCTCCTCCTATGGATTTCTCTTCTTATAAGATAAATGATATCAACAGTGATCTAGACATGATCAGTGTGTCTAGGAAATACCTTAAGGTTCTAGAGGGTATAGCGGGTGGCGATTTTTAATATGAAAATATTTGTTTTAGCCCCTAAAGAAAACTGGATATGCGATAGGCAGTTACAGGAATGGAATTTACATGCTTCAAACATTACTACAACCTCTATAGAAGATTGTGATATAATTTGGTTATTAGCAGGGTGGTGTTGGAACCAAGTAGATCCTAGGATATTAAAAAAGAAAAAGGTTGTTGTTACAGAGCATCATATAGTACCTGAGAAATTTAATGAGCAAAAATTAAGTTCTTTTAAAATTAGAGATGTATTGGTTGATGCATACCATGTCCCTAATGATACAACGGCTTCATTCTTAAAAAAAATAACAGATAAACCGATTTATGTGATACCGTACTGGTATAATCCAGAGTCTTGGTATTATGAAGATAAAGGAAAGTGTCGTAAGGAGTTAGGGTTACCCAACAACAAGTTTATTGTAGGATCATTCCAACGCGATACTGAGGGTGGCACTCGAAGCCCTAAGTTAGAAAAGGGGCCTGATTTGTTTGTTGATTATTTAATAAAGATGAACAGGGATGATTTACTAGTTTTATTAGGTGGTTGGAGAAGAGAATATATATGTGATCGATTAAACGCCGCGAATATTCCCTACACCGGTGTCGAGCTAGCTCCATTGGATGTAATAAGAAAAATGTATGCATCATGTGATCTGTATATCGTATCATCTAGGTATGAAGGTGGCCCTCAGGCTATATATGAGGCGTCTGTAATGAAAGTGCCTATTGTTTCAACTGATGTAGGCGTTGCAAAAAAGATATTATGTGATAATTGTATTATTGATATTCCAAATGAGATTTACTACCCGACCAGTAAAGATATAGATCTAAACTTTAGCAGGGTAAAGAGTTATAATATAAAAGTACATAAAAAAGAATATTTCAAGATGTTTGACGGAGTTTTGAATTGAAAAAGAGGGCATTAATAACCGGTGTTAACGGAATGGACGGAAGCTACATGTCAGACTTTCTTTTAGAGAAAGGATATGATGTTTTTGGTATGGAAAGAAGGTCTTCTGTAAAAAATAGAACAAATACTGGTCACCTTGAAGGAAAGATAACATTTTTAATGGGTGATTTAACTGATCAAAACTCCCTATCACGGGTTATTCAAGACAGCGATCCTCATGAGATATATAACTTTGCTTCCCAAAGCTTTGTTGGTGAAAGTTGGAATACCCCAGAACAAACATCAGATGTAACAGGGTTAGGGGTGCTAAGGGTCCTAGAGGCAATTAGAGAGTATAAAAAACCTATCAAATTTTATCAAGCTAGCAGCTCTGAAATGTTTGGTCGAATGGTAGAAAATCCAGCAAGTGAAAATACTCCATTCTACCCACGCAGCCCATATGGGGTGGCAAAGTTATATGGTCATTGGATTACCAAGAATTACAGAGAATCGTATGATATGTTTAATGTATCAGGAATATTATTCAATCATGAGGCTGAACGTCGAGGCCATGAGTTTGTTACGAGAAAAATCTCTGATGGTGTTGCTAAAATACACCTAGGATTAGCTGACCATATTTCACTAGGAAATTTAGAATCTAGAAGAGATTGGGGCTATGCCCCTGACTATGTCGAAGCAGTATGGATGATGTTGCAACAGGACACCCCTGATGATTATGTAATTGCTACAAATGAGGCTCATTCAATAAGAGATTTTTTAGATGAAGCATTTAATATTGTTGGTATTAAAGACTGGTCATCTTTAGTAAAACAAGACCCTAGGTATATGAGACCGGCCGAGGTGGACGTCTTGAGGGGTGATTATACAAAAGCTAATGATAACATAGGCTGGTCACCAAAGACTAGTTTCAAATCTCTGGTCAAAAAAATGGTTGATAATGATGTTGCTATTTTAAATAACAAATAAATCGTTATGAAAACTATATTCACAAATGGTTGCTTTGACATTCTACATCTTGGCCATGTAGAATTACTTAAGTTTTGTTCTACCCTAGGTGACAAAGTTATTGTTGGTCTAAATAGTGACGCTAGCGTTACATCCCTTAAGGGAACATCACGCCCGATTAATAATCAATATTCTAGAAAAAATATGTTATTATCACTAAAATATGTAGATGATGTTATTATCTTTGATAAAAGTACGCCACACAACTTGATAAAACAACTTTCACCAGATATCATTGTTAAAGGTGGGGACTATAAGAAAGAATCTGTGGTTGGAAATGATATTGCAGAAGTTGTTATATTTGA